CCCTCCCCCCCTTATCCTGCCTTCCCCCTGCCAGTTGTGACTGATACCTGAAGTCTATATCAGGCTTGAGTCCCAGTTTTAACAATGCCTGCCAGCAAAGGTATTCAGGACCACTTCCTGCCCACCATTCAGGCGTGGGGATAGCCTCGATTGTCTCAGCCATTATGTCTCAACCAGTTGTAGCTGTATCTGCGCCCTTTCATCTAATCCGGTGAACTCGAAACCGGAGGCACTTACAAGATCCACGTAGTAAGACCTGTCCGAGTCATCGTCCCTGTAAGTAAACGGAACAAGCGTATTGGTGTTGATAACGGTCGTTATATTGTCCATCATCTGCTTCGGCGTTTTCCCCTTGAACGGCTTCGCCGTGTCGATATTGACGCTGAAGCCGAACTTCGGCGGGATCTTCTCTCGCCACCTTAATTCAATCAGGTTCAGGTCAGGGCTGTTAGCAGCATTATTGGTAGCAAGGGCGGCCTTGAACTTAATAGAAGAGAACTCGACACCCGCGCCGGAAGCAAAATCATAGGTCGTAGTGCCGTTAGACGTAATCGTCCCTAATGACGTATATGTTTCGGTAAAGTCCGTAGCAAACGAGATCGCTATATTCACGTTGGAAGAACATCCCGACGTAACGGCGCGGAAGCTGATCGCAGTCTTGTTACCCGCTGCGTCCCCACCGTCAAACCACGGTGTCTCAAGCGTCCCGCCCCCGGTGTCGTACTGGAAGTCGGTGATCTCGTCAGGATTTATAACATCAGGAGACAACTCGATCCAGTACATCACCGCACCAGTCGCAAACCAGAGCCGGTACTCGTTATATGGGCTGCCCACAGTACCTGCCCTAAGCCCGGTATTGTTCCCTCCTGTCCACTTAACCTCCCAGGACTGCTCGTTATAGCCCAGTATCGTAGAGGTTCCCTTACCACCAACCACGCTTGAAGCGTCAGGCAGGATACCGTCGCCGGTCACTATGTCGAAAGTAACTTCAGCGATATCGGCGTTCACGAGGGCGATCAGGTCGTTGTGTGTCCCGATCAGCTTCAGTATCTGGCCCTGATAGGCACTTGGGACACCGTGGTCACGGTCGAATCCGACAAGGCTTACGACAGCCGTATTTGCACCTGTCTGGTACTTGTAGATAGCGTTGCCTGCCGGAAAGTAGATAGCATCGCGCCACACTATTGCGCCTGTTCCTGACTGCGTGTGGAAAGGAATCCTTAACTCTGTCTCCTCCCACCTGTTATTAGTCTCATCGTAAGCCCACAGCCCAACCTTGGTAGCAGCATAGATAATCGGACTGCCCCCGGCGTCCCGATAAACAATCAGGGATGTCACATAGCCGTTAGGTAAGGGCAACTGTGCCTTGAGTGTTGGTGTGTTGGTAGGGCCTGATGCCCAGTTTTTCAACACGCCTGCTTTGCTTATGCCCCAGAGTGTCCCGTGCCAGATCGTAAAGTAATCGACCTTATCCCCGGACGCTGTTTTATTCGTTGCGGATGTACCGTTAGTTGTATATGAGTACCCGGTATCACCCTGGGCAAAGATGAGGTAACTCGTAGGAGTAGTATCGGTAAATACAATCGTCTGAGATGTAGGGTTGGTCAGAGTAAAAGCTAAGGTATCCCACCCGTCGTCAGTATTTGTATACCTGTATAAATCCCCATCTCTAAATAAGACATAAATGTTTGATGAAGCCTCGCCGGTTACCTGAAACTCGGTAATGTTATTAATCTCACCTGTATTCTCATTGGTTACTGCCGTAGGCTTTCTTGGAAGAAGAACGTGTCCCTTGAATCTGGTCTGACAGTCAGTCCACCATGCCCTGTCAACAGATCCCGGGTCTAACCCGCGGTTCCAGCCGATACCGCCACGAAAGTCGTTTTGCGTGAGGATAGAAGCCCTTGGGTCAGCACCGCGCTGGGTGTCACCGATAGTAAATCTAGGAGCAGCGATGCTCACGAGCGTCTTGCGTACCGGCCCTGCAATCCTGTATCGCTGGCTGTTCAGCAGGATTTCACTCTTATCTATAACGGAAGCCATCAGTCCACCATCTTGGTGCCGGGCCTGAGTGCAGGCAGTGAGCGTTCTGCCTGGGCTGCCACGCCCTCGTAGAAGGCGGCTCTCCTGTCGCTGTCGTCAGGATCGGTCGTCCTGCCCCTTGCGAGGCTGAACAGTGCCTTGCTCGTGGTGCGTGCAGCGACAAGATCCGGGTCTATGTTTGCCGTGTCTGAGTCAGCACTGAGGAGGGACGGCAGCTTGTACCCGATCAGTCGTATGAGGTTGTATCCCACTTCTTTCCGGGCTGCTTCCGTAAGAAACACTTTTCGCGCCTCACGGTCTATCCTGTAAGAACCCGACCACAGCCTGTTATGTACGGCTGACTCCGTCTTCACGGCCTTGATGTCGTTTATCCAGATATACCTCGTGCCTGTTGTCGCGTACTTCAAGCCAACAGAGATGATTGCATTGTCGAGTTCCGGGTTTGCAAGTGACACACGACAGTATGTCCATGTGCGTGCGCTCAAAGCAGGAACTGCAAGGGTTTCCTTTATCGTTGCCAGATTCGCCGCGCTGCTGAGATTAAGGGTTATATTCCCTGCGCTCGTGGCAGTAGAGGACTTCATCCAGAACTCGACCGTGTCGTAGCCGCGGAGGTCAAGGCTTGATATTGCGTGAGAAGTTAATATGTCCCCGGAAGATACGGAGCCGCCTACGTCTGTCAGCAGCCGCAGGGAAGCACTGCCTGCTTTGAAGTCCTCGCTGTCTTTCGCAACCGTGACGTTCCCGTCTGTCTGCTCTGTCCAGGCTATGTTCGCCTTCTGTATTTCCTTACCTGAGTAACCGGACCTGTAGTCAACCTGGGATACCGCAACCATCGCAGACGGGATGTCGTAACGGCTGTCCCTGATATGCCCGTGGTTGGAGATGTCCTCGTCAATCACAAGGCCGCGTGCCGTCCGCTGGATAATCGAATCATTAATAAATTCGTGGATACGTGCAGGTGGATACTCAGACCTCCAGAACTCGTAGGAATCGTCGGAAGATGTAGAACCTGCTGCTGGCTTGAAGGTGAACGTACCGGTCGAACTGGTGTAATCCGTTACACGACGGATAACCCCGTCATTGGCACCGGAGGTAAATAAAATCCAGCCACCGTTATATTCGTCGTCCCCGCCAAGAGTGCTGGCATCAACGATTGTTGTGGAACTACCCGTGCCTGTTGCGGCACTTGCAGGCAACTGGTCGAGGTTAGCTGCAACGGAGCGACGTATCTGTTCTCTGGTCCTGCTTTGTATTGCAGCCACGATAACCTCTACTTGTTACTGCGCTTCTCTTTGCGCCAGTCTGCTATAGACCTCAACGCCCCTTTAAGGTCATCTATTTTTCCTTTGCTTACAGCCGGTACAGGCTGTGCCGCCTTTGCTTCTTCCTCTGCTTCTTCGGCTGCCTTATGCAGAATCTCCTGCAACTGACTGCCAGTAAGCCTGCTTGCACCGGGAACATACACAGGCTGCCCGCTCGGGCCGACGTTGAAGGTTTCCTCCTCCACCGACCCCATAACACGCTCTAAATCAGCAGGAGGACTGACCTGGCGAAGGTTACGCCTTTGATTCCCTGCGGACACAGGAAGCCACAGCTTTTCCTTTGCCATGCCAGCCCTCCTAGATGATTAGTCTCTAATAGCGAGCATGACCCATCCGTACTCGGTGTCAACTGAAACGACACCCATAGAAGTACCAATAGGTCTTGTATCTTCTTCAGTAGAAGCATCCCAAAGGTCAGCAGTACCATCCTCATCTGCTTTGCTAATCCCAACAGCGTCGCCAACTACGAAAGTCGCTGCGCCAGATAGTACAGCAGCAGGGCCAGCGGTTTGTATCCAGCAGAAGTAATCTGCGGTTACAGGGATAGTAGTCACACCTAATGGTCCGGTAGTCATAGTACCGTTACCGTCAATGATCTTTACATCCTTGTAAGGGCTATACATTAAACCGAACTGCGTAGAAGTAGTGAAGGCAGTTCTAATACCGTCTGGCTCATCAATTGTTATTTCACAACTTGCTGCACTGGCCACAGCGGTATTAGATTTAATTCTATATACCTCACCCTGAGCAGCATTGTCGTTGATAAAAAGGTAGCCGTCTTTGTATTGGTCTTTAGTTACAGTAAGAGAAGTAGTTGTAGTTACCGTCAGCGATCCCGCTGCTAACGCAGCAGTAGCCAAGTCTCCATCATGCGCTCCAACAGCAGCGATGCCATCTACTATCTGTCCTCCAGTAGTAATAGCTGTGCCACTATTTTCTGCGTAATAGAAAACTCTGCCATCAGGCGTTACCGCCCTTGTGCCGAGTTTCTGCTTCTGAGAAGAAGTCTCGATTTTTTCCTGTCCGTAACCTAAATGTACGGTGAGTGGAAATGCCATTCTAATAACCCTCCCTGGGTTAAGTTTTGAGCAGGTTCTAAGCCCTGCGATAGTCCGATGTTAAAGGCTCGGTCTATCGTTACACCTTTTTCGAGACTTCCGCTGTCACCCTTGACTCGTCAGGGGCGGATGCCCCCGATTCGGCAAACAGTTCCGGCGCGGCCTCTTTTTTTTCAGGAGGACTCTTGCGGAAGCCTCGCTCTAAGTATACGTCTATAAACGAAGCAGGAAGGTTGGGACATTCAACCCAATCATCCATACTCTCGTTGTATTTCCACAGAGAGATTTTTTTTACTCCGTTAACAGTCATGCCTTGTAAGCCAGACCTAACCACAAGAGCCTCCTGATAAAACTAACTGGTTGCCGGGTTGCCGATTTCGTATTGGATTGCAGCACCACGGGTGTCGTCAACTTCAAAGACTGCATAGTCTTCGGTAACGACTACTTCAAACGCTCGCAGGGAAATGTCCCGCTCACGCTCTTCCCGCCTTGCCCTTGCAGCAAGATGACCCATAGCCGTCTTGTCAGCAATAACCC